CCAGTTATTCAAGCTCTCAACAGAGGAGCTGTCTTGCTCCTTGACGAAATCGACCTTGCCTCAAACAAAATCCTCTGTCTCCAATCCATCCTTGAGGGTAAAGGAGTTTTCCTTAAAAAAATCGGAAAGTTCATCCAACCAAAGGCGGGTTTCAACATCATCGCAACCGCAAACACTAAAGGTAAAGGTTCAGATGATGGAAGATTTATTGGAACTAACGTGCTTAATGAAGCCTTCCTTGAGCGATTCCCTGTAACATTTGAGCAAGATTATCCATCACCTTCAGTAGAGTCTAGAATATTGGGTGGAGTTGCTTCTCAGTTGGGTGTTACTGATATTGAGTTTTGTAAGAGACTTGTAGATTGGGCAGATATTATTCGTAAAACATTCTATGATGGTGGTGTTGAGGAAATCATTAGTACTCGTCGTCTAGTCCACATTGTTCGTGCTTATAGTATCTTTAATAATAAGGCAAAAGCAATTCAGGTATGTGTGAATCGTTTTGATGATGAAACTAAGCAATCATTTATGGAACTTTATGATAAGGTAGATGCTGACTTTAAACTTGACGATATGGAGGTAAACTGATATAATGGCATGGTGGTTACTTTATGATGAGATTATGAATACTGCAAACTCAGACTATAATGAAGTAGATTCTGAATGGTGTAAGGAAGAACTTCCATTTCCACCAAGTTATCTTGCGACTAACGATGACAATGCAGCTCATCATTTTGTAAATGCTAATTCGCCATATAATGATGGATGGACACAAGAATTTCACAAGGAGGAGTTAAAAAAGATGTCAGACAGCAGGAACAAGTATCATGAAAAAGAGATACTCAAAGATGTAGAAGATTATGTATCACGTACTTATAATGGACACTATACTGGAACCAAACATGAGTACCGTAATGTTCAGACTTTAGATTTAATGGCAGCAAGAGATCTTGCTTCTGATTTTTGCCAAGCAAACATACTCAAGTATGGTAGTCGCTATGGCAGTAAAGATGGAAAGAATAAGAAAGACTTGATGAAAGTCATACATTATGCTATGCTACTATTACATTTTGATGAACACTACGGTAAACCAAAAATGACTAGTGGTGAAATTGACCACAACATGCCTTAATTATGAAACTTAGAGACCAAACTATGAATCTATCTGACAAAACTCTAACTATCCTGAAGAATTTTGCTGGAATTAATAATTCCATTCTTGTAAAACAGGGAAACATTCTTCGCACCATTTCGGTGGCCAAGAATATTCTTGCAGAAGCACGTATCGAAGAAAATTTTCCTCGTGACTTTGCAATCTATGATCTAAATCAGTTTTTAAATGGACTGGGATTACATCAGGATCCTCAAATGGATTTTACTGAATCTTCATATTTGACTATTCGTGAAGGAAAGAGAAGAGTTAAGTATTTCTTTGCAGATCCACAGGTAATTATTTCTCCACCTGAGAAAGAAATAACATTACCATCTGAAGATGTTAATTTCCAATTGGATAGCACTTCATTGGAAAAACTACTTAAGGCAGCAGCAGTCTATCAGTTACCTGATTTATCAGCAGTTGGTGAAGCAGGTGTTGTTAAACTTGTCGTGCGTGATAAGAAGAATGATACTTCTAATGAGTTTGCTATTGTAGTTGGTGAGACTGATAGGGAATTTACTTTTAACTTTAAAGTTGAGAATATTAAAATTATTCCAACAACTTACAATGTAACAGTATCTTCTAAATTGCTATCAAGATTTACTAATCATGATCATGATTTGGAATACTTCATTGCTCTAGAACCTGATTCTACTTTTGATTAATGAGACTAACACAGGAAGTAATTGATAAAATTCAATTAGCAATGACTCACACCAAAATGAATGGTGAAACCAATTGGAAAGATGGTGATGAGATTGATGTTTGTTTAGGAGGAACATTTGCTGGAGATAAATTTATTAGTATAATAAACAGAACTCGCAGTAACACAACAAAAAGATGAAGAAATTATGGAGGACTTGGAAGTATGCACTGGGTAGTTTCTCTGACGAAAAGACTAAACGATACGACAATCACATTGTTTTGGTACGTACTTTTATTTTCATTTCTTATCTCATTACTAACTGTTTTATTGTTGGTGGGGTAATTCGTCATTGGAATGATTTATGAATAGTCAAATTGACACAAAAGAATACATGCAAGATGGGTGGGATAGTGGCCCCACTGGTTGCCACCCATACAAGAAAGGTTCCCGACATAATAAGATTGGGATGTGGATTATGTGGATATTCTATGGTATCATTCTTATACAGGTAATACATGCTATGTTAGTATTACCATTCTTTCCTATTCCTTTTGCAATAATCTTAGGATTAGGTTTCATATGTTATGTGGCATGGAGGGCAACATGAGTGATTTTATATGGGTTGAAAAATACAGACCCCAAACAATTGAAGATTGTATTCTTCCTGACAATATTAAGAAAACGTTTAAGGAATTTCTAAATAAAGGAGAAATACCTAATATGCTTCTTGCTGGTCCTCCAGGTGTTGGAAAGACTACTGTTGCAAAAGCATTGTGTAATGAGTTAGGAGTGGACTTCTATGTCATCAACGGATCCGATGAAGGAAGATTCCTTGATACCGTCAGGAACAACGCAAAAAACTTTGCATCAACAGTGTCTCTCTCATCGGAGGCGAAGCACAAGGTCATCATCATTGATGAAGCAGACAACACAGGCAATGATGTACAGTTGCTCCTCAGAGCATTTATCGAAGAATTCGCAGGGAATTGTAGATTCATTTTCACTTGTAACTACAAGAATAAAATACTCGAACCCCTCCACTCCAGATGTGCTGTGGTTGACTTTTCTATTAGAGGAAAAGAGAAACAGCAAATCGCTGCTAATTTCTTCCAAAGGCTCAATTCTATCTTGGACAAAGAAAGGATTGAGGCTGACAAAAAGGTACTTGTAGAATTAATTAATAAACATTTTCCAGACTGGAGACGAGTTCTTAATGAGTGTCAGAGATACTCAGTTGGTGGTAAAATAGATAGTGGTATATTAGCTGCGTTTTCTGATGTTGCCGTCAATGATCTTCTTAAAAACCTTAAGACAAAGAATTTCCCAGAAGTTCGTAAGTGGGTCAACAATAATATGGATAACGATACTTCTGTTTTATTCCGCAGGATTTATGATAGTCTTTATGAATCTTTGGTTCCGAATACTATACCTGCTGCTGTTCTTATTATTGCTAAGTATCAATATCAGATGGCATTTGTTGCGGATCAAGAAATAAATATGCTTGCATGTTTGACTGAACTTATGGTGGAGTGTGAATTCAAATGAAGAAAATATGTGATATAATAAAGAAATGGTTAGATTTAGATCACCACACACCTTGGGAAAAAAATGACTAGTTATGGATCACCGCCACCGTCATGGGGCGTTAGAAAAGAAAAACAAAGAAATCAAGTAAAGTCTAAGTTCTATTATATCTTTTGGGGCCTTGCTACTGTATCAGTATTTGCTGGTCAGATATATGTTGGATCTGGATATCGTCAGATGTCAAGATCTTTTAATCGTATTATGGATACTGTTGTATTAGAACTGGAGAGATCACTTGACGATAATCAGAGGTTTTACTAATGAAACAGACAGAAAACTTGGAGCAACTCTTACAAAGATTTACTAAGAGAATCGCACAGATTAAAGCACAAGAACAAACAGATAAAACAGTTGAGCAACTTCATTATCTTCGTGGTTGTAAAGAGACTGTAGAGTATCTTATGACTGGTAAGTTACCTAATGATGGTAATCATGATGGTATGAAACATCATACACCAAGACATGGTGGAGATATGGATGCCATATGAGAATAGAAACTAGAGAATCAATGGAAATGTTGTTTTCAGCAAAATGGAACTTGCCAAAAGCAGCAAAACATTGTAATCTATCACGTAAGGAAATGATGATTACCTTTAGTGAGTATTGTGCTTTGCATGAGCCAACTTACACTAACTTTGATAATGAAATTCAATTGACCCTTGATTATGATTATTCCTGAGGCTGATGCCGAATGGGCTGCCGATGAATTTATTGACTACTTCGAAAACTTTACTTCTATTGAGGATTATCTTCGATATGTAAAAAGAGAAATAGTTGCTGAAGAGAATCCTTTAACCTCATTAAAGGATGAATTTTTTAATGAGGATATCCATCCTGAAGAGATGGAGTTTGATATTAAGTTTGTTGGTAAAAGATTCCAGAATGCATTACCACAGGAACATTATATAAATCTATTACAGGCAGTATCATCACACAACAATGAAAGTAATATACCAGGTAGAGAACTTCGTTGGATGGTCTATGAGAAGAGGTCTCAGCAGGTACTGGGATTTATTCGCTTTGGTTCTCCTACGATTAATTCTAAACCTAGAAATCTATGGTTAGGTCATCAACCTAATCTTTCTATATTTAATCAACATGCCGTGATGGGATTTGTAATAGTTCCATCTCAACCGTTTGGATATAATTATCTGGGTGGAAAACTTCTGGCACTTTTATGTGTTTCTCATTTTGCTAGAGAAACTCTCAATGAAGTGTTTGAGAAGGATATTGGTTTATTTGAGACTACATCCTTGTATGGTTCTACCACATCAGCATCGCAGTATGACGGTCTTAAACCGTTCATGAGGTATAAAGGTCTAACAGAGAGTAAGTTCCTTCCTCTGCTCCATGCAGATGTGTTTCATAAACTCCATGATCATTTTACTAGACTGAATAATAATCAACCTCTTACAGAGAATAGAGCATCTTCTAAGAAGATGAAGAGACAGACTAAGATGATTGCTTGGATTAAAAATTCTCTTAAGGAATATGGTAAGACTGAGAAACTAGAGAAGTTTAATGCTGTCATTGATATGGCATTCGGACTTACTCAGAAGAAAAGATTTTATATTTCTGATTATGGATATGCTAACATTCGTGAAGTACTACTTGGTGAAGAAGATAAATTAAGGAAAGGTCAGAACTGGGACAAGTTTCATTTAGAGAACATTGTTTCTTGGTGGAAGCGTAAAGCAACCAAGAGATATGAGAAACTTAAACAAGAAAATAGATTCAGAGATAAAGTCGAACTCTGGACTGAAGACAACAACATCCAAATTATCCGATGAGCTTAGAAGATCACGAACACATCAACGATTTATGGGAGGATATGGATCGTCTCAATTCTCTATATGAAGAACTCATGTGGGATCACATGGATGTCTTAGAGTTTGTTCCTGATTATAAAAATGATAGAATTATAATCAAGAATAAATCCAGAGAGATGGATAAGATGCACAAAGAGATCCACAATGA